TTCCTCATCTTTCTTTGTTTGTGCAGTTGGTTTTGGTGCGTCTTGAATTTGGCCTGTCTTTTTTAAGAAGGCTAAGTCTTCTTCGTGTGTACTCATTTTAACTCCAGCTCGTTAGGATTGATAGTGTGATCTCTGCGGTTACTAAATCTCCACTAGCTGCGTTAGTTATAGCTGGAGCGGAGACACTTGATATGTTGTAAACCAGGGTTGATGCCGCCAGTTTAGTTACTACTGCTACAATAAAATCTTCTATTCCAATTAGTGAGCCTTGATTATCAAAGGCTGGTTTTGTCATTAAAATCTTAAAATTAGCCATAGGTGCTATACCTGTTTGGCTATTATTGTTAGGCACAATATAAGGATCGCTAGGGGTTACTACTACGCTATTGGCGAGCAGAGTTTCAGGCGGAAAACTGAAAGTAGACCACACGCCATTATTTGTAAGGGCGGTTGCCAGCGTGCCACGTAAAGTGCTTATTGCGGCCATTAGCCCACCAGTGATGCTGGACTTGAATACGGCTGGATGAGACCACGCACTCGGTTAATCAGCTGATAACCCATCCGATAAGGGCTGGCAGAGATCCCATCCATACCGACCCCACCAGTCTGGCTAACTTGTCTTGCTTGCCAGATGTCTACAGCAACGATCATCGCTGCCTCACGTATTGCTGGGGTTGTCGCATAAGACTGGGTTTTGTGGTCTGGGCCAGTAACTAATCCATAAGGTACTACTTTGTGAAATGTTTGGTCGTTACCATTTTTAGCATACTGAATAAAAGAATAACCATTAGGGTAATTAACTTGTCCGTAGTTATACATAAATATTGGTATCAGGCTGGTAGTACCTGTTGTTGGCGGTATTGTGCCTGTAATTGTAACTGTGCCATTGAATGGGCTACCGCATGCAGATACTGTAACAATTTGTTCAGCTGCGAATGCGTTTGGGTTGGCAAGCATAAGTGTTGCCACGTTATCTTGTAATGCTGTGCCTACTACTGGGGCAGTGTTAAACCATAGATATTGGTTAATTAAATCTTCTGCAGTTTGGCAAACTTCTTCTACTGTCGCATCGGTATACAAAGTGCCAATTCCAAGATTCGAGCGTAATTCAGCTGTGGTCACGTAAACGGCTGGCATTGTATTCCTCTCTTAAAAACTCCCCCAGGGCTAGGGCTACTAAACCCCAGGGGATTACTTATTGATTAACGGGTCTTATCAGGTCTTTTGGAACTTTAAGATTCCGTTAGGCATCTTGGCGATTGTTGCCATATAGCCATAAATTGCTACCTGTACTTGTAGGTTTGATACTACGTTTACAGACATGAAGTTTTGAGCTGAGCGATATACAGTGAAGGCCTCTGGTGCAAGAATGATTGCAGAGTTGTCATCAAATGTAGTTGCTGTGAAATTCTTGTCTACGTATAGATCAAGTCCTAGCACGTTACCACGGATAGATGATGGCCCAACTTGTCCAGCTGCGTTCATTGGTTGTAACGCATTAAATACTGGGCGCTTTGTTGTATCTTGCGCACCAATTAACGCACCCCATTGTGCTGGGTTAGCGATGTAATTCTGTGCGAAGTAGCCAGTGTTTGTGTAGATAGTGCGTGCGCCTTCTGTTGCGAATGCAACAATACCATCGAGGTCTGCAGTTGTGTTTGTACCATTAGCACCTGCTTGAATCAAAGCTGCTAATACAGTCTGATCTAAACGCTTCAAGTATGCGTACTCAAGTTGCTTTGTTAGCTCTGCATAAAAGTTTGGATCGCTGCGCTCTAAAAGCTCAATCGATAGCGTATTCATGCCACTGTACTTGGATACTGTGCCAGTTAGGTACTGTGTTTGCATATCGGTATTTTGTACTGCGCCGCCTTCTGCCTCTACAGTTACTTCTGGTGCAACACCATTTCCGCCACCAACTGATGTAACCAAAGATGGTACGTTAATTGTCATACCTGATGTTGGTAGTGTTCCTTGTGAACACGCATCGATTGCTGGTGTGCCAAAGCGAGTGTTAGTTACAAACTCACTTAGGTATTGTGTTGGAGAAAATGCAGGGTTAGTTGAAAAATCATCAGCTGCTGTTACATATAGCTTTGAGTCTTCGTTACCAAGAGCAGCCTTAATCTTGTGCTCTGTATAAGCAGCCATAGATGTAATTGGCGTACGGATAGATGTCTGAATAAGTGGTGCTGTAATTACTGGGCGAGCAGCTTCTACTGTAGGAGTAGCAGCCTCTGCCTTTGCTTCTTGTGGCGCTGTTGCTAAATCTTCCACAGGAGCCTCGCTTTCTTTAGTTTCGATTGGTGTCTCTGCTTCGCTTTCGCTAGCAGCAACTTTAGTTACTCTCGCCTCGAATGCAGGCGATTCGACCAGGCTGACCTCACGTAGAGTTGCACTGGTTACATATAAATAATCTTTTTTCTGTATAGATTTATTAACATCTACACCAACTGACAAACCATCAATTAACTGCTCACCTGCAAGAATCAAAGCATCTTGACCTTGCATTGATGCGCTGATCTTAAATGATGCGTAAATGCCATCTTCAGCTTTGTTAAATTTTTGCATACGACCTATTGGCTTATCGGCCTGGTGTTGCATAAGCATTTTGACCTTGCCTGGGTCGCCTATCTCTATTGAATTTTTAGAAAATACAACTTTCCCAACTGAAGTATTCCCGACCTCTTCGTATGGCACAATTTTGCCAGAGATAACTCTGCGCTCTGTATCGGCAGCTTCTACTTGGCTACTGAATGTAAGTATCATCGTCTTGTTCTCTTCCGTTAGGTGTTAGGTTTTCCATTTCTTTTGCATCATCTATATCTATTAAACCTAGATTTAGCATTTTCTCCAAAGCCTCTAAACGCTTCATTGTGTCAGCACGTAAAAATGATTCCTCAATAGCAAATTTAACAACGTGGCCACGTGGAGTTATATCATCCATAGACAGTCGATCTTCAATAGCACAGATAAATGGCTGCAGTGAGTAAGCAACAAATTCTTTGCGACCATCAATAATGTTCTGGTAAGTCATTGAGTTGTTCATATCTGCAGAAATGTAATAAGCGGGTACGTTCATTGCTCTAGCAATTTGAGTTGCTAAGTATTGTTGCGCTTCGTTATACATCATATCTTTAGGAGAAAATCCAGTGGTTTCGTAAGATAAAGTAGATGTTAAATATGCTGTTGATCTATTTAGTCGGCTCTGCTTCCATTGTGCTAATAATCCCGATACTTGCTGCTCTGGTAAATCTGCGCCAGTGTTTTTAATATAACCACTTGGCATCGGGGTCTGTGCAGATACAGCTGCAGCCTTTTCAATATCTAATGCGCTTTGTATTGTGCGTGATGCAGTTTGCAATACTCCTTGTGTTAAGCCCTGAAATGTAACTAAAGATCCAATACCAGACATAGGTGCATCAACGCCATCAACATAATATGCGCTAACTTCTGTGCCAAACTTATTTGTAGTAAATGTAACTCGGTTATTGGCAATCCACTCAAATCGTGATGGTCTTAAATCGTCTGCATATAATTCTGTAACACGCCAATATGCAACACCATAGAACAACAAACTATCGACAGTCCAGGATAAAGTGACGGATCTTGGTTGTCGATAGTCTGGTTGATCGAGCCAAAGAGGGTTCCCCAACTCCTCACCATTAGACTTCTTGTAAAGTTTTAATGGCAGATAGGAAACTACACCAGCAATAAGATTTCTGCAACGGCTAACAGCTGGTACTTGCATTGCATAATTGCGATCTAATCCACCAGGAAAATTACCAACACCAGTTGTAAATGAACCATAGCCATAAGCTGTGTCCATAATGGCAGGGGCGTATTGCGCTTGTACGGATTCCGTTTTTTTGTTAATACCCAAAGCAGACAATAGACCCATATGTATACTTTATACCATAAATCGGACTATTAGTGCAAATTACACAAAGATTTGTGCGGTTTGTTGTGGTTTTGTTAATTGACTTACAACCATGGCCAGTGATATAGCGGCAGTAACATCGCCAGCCGATTTTCTACGTATTATGCGCCAGCCAGCATCATTAGTCTTAGCTGCACAGTTATTCAAATGCTGTACTAGCTCTGCTTGACCAGAATGAACCACTCGGCTATTAGCCAGGCCATCGGCAAGATCTGAGCATGCCTGGTAAAACGCCTGGCCTGATACATCTTGTAATCTCCAGCCACTTTGTTCAAGTCTTGTAGCTATAGTTTGCGTAGCGTACTTGTCATAGCAGATTGTAGATGGGTGATATTTTCTAGCCCACTCATTTATATCACTTGCCATCTTTATTTCATCTATTGCTATATCACTATGCCAAAGCTGTGCTAGTCCGACTGCTATTTTGCCATCTTGTACTTGGCCCATAACTAAAGCACCAGATCTTCTAGTAGGTGCAATATCAAATGCCATAATTGTTTGTGGCCCAACAGGTATCTCTAAGTTGCTATCACTACACTGCTCGATAGAACCATATACCCATGGACTGACAGTAGAATCTACCCACATACAAAGCATCTCTGTCTTTGTAGCTTCTATGCTGTTTGTACTTACAGATTCTTCAAGTGTTTGCTCAGTTATTAAATGACCTAATGCTGGATTAGCCATAGCCCAGGCTTTACGATCTGTAATCTTAGAATGCTGTGGTGCGCTGTATTCATAAAATCCTAAATTGTCAGGTGGATATGATAAGCAACGTTCTCTTAGATCATTAAGCACAGTGCTAAAGCCATCGCCAGCATTACTTGTCATTAGTGTCATAGCGTTTGGCCTTGCTCTAGTTACCGGTAATGCAGCTGTAAAGGATTCTTGTGTCCACTCTCTTAGCTCATCAATGTAAAGAAAATCTGCAGTCTTACCACGGGGCGCATCTCTAGTCGCCGCTGCTATCTCATACCTAGCGCCATTAAGTAATGTTATAGATTCTTGACCATTAGCCAGGCGGATCTGTCTTACTTGATCTTTTAAGAATTGATTGTCTTCTATTGTGTAAGCAACTTGTCTAAATGTATCTAATGCCATATTTCGATTAGATGACATGCCTAAAACGTTTTTACTGCCCCATAAAAATAGATGGCTTAGGATTAACATGCGTGCTAGGTGTGTCTTGCCATTTTGTCTAGCTACAAGCACCAAGGCTGTTTTTTTACGCCAATTCTGTGCATCGTCTATAGATAACAAATCATCTAGCACCCAGCGTTGCCAAGGCACAAGAGGCAAACCAATCTTCGTAGCCAGATCAGCTACCTCTTGCGCTTTTGACGGAGCATTCAGTAAAGGTGTGTGGATTCTAGGCTCAATACTACCAATTAGCCCGACCCCTCGTGGCGTCTGTTTTACTTCCGCATCATTCTGCATCGAAGTTAAGCGTATCAGGTTTAATAAATGGTGAATCCGGCACTGTTCGGATCGTCTCAGGGAGAGAAGAGTCAGG